CTTTCTTTACCAAAACACAGCTTTAACAAAATCTTCTATACTTTCCACAGATTCTTCTTTCCTAATTTTTGGATCTAAAATAGTTGAAACGAAATAATTACCATAGGACACACATGTATATCTGTCCTTTCTAGACCCAGTAGATTCTTTTAGCTTTATTTTCGCTTCTACAACAACCATACTAAGCCCAACACACTCGTGTATTAATGCGGAGGTCTGAACGTATGGATGTATATACCAAGCTCTTTCACTTATTTCATCACTTATTTTAGTATATTCTGGAACATTCCTGATTAAATAATCTTCAGCATCAATTTCATCAATTAAAAAGGATATCATTTTTTTTTGTAATTTAGTTCTCATGTCAACCGCTATATCGTTATTCAACTGTGACGTTGCAGAAATTGGATATATTATTTCTTCCGCATTATTTGATAGGGTTCTTTCCGATAATTCTTTATACGTTTTATCGTTCATATCTGACGTATACATAACTGTCCACGCAGGATATTCTACCCCACGTTCATCATCTTTAATTATAAGCCCAAGGTCATCATAAATACTTCAATTTGTTATCATACGGGCTTTTTATCCCATATTTCTTATTGTTAATTTCCAATAAGTTCGGCATATCTATTTATCTTCTTTAATAAATTCTAGTAGTTGTGATTTTGTGTTTAATTTCTTTCCATATTTTTTATGAAAATTTTTATGGCAACTAACACAAAGTGTAGCTCCATTATCCTTATCATATCTTTTATCTGGATAATCTTTAAAATTATAAACATGATGTGCTTCTAAATTACAATGTGTTTTTCCACACTTTTTACAAGTAAAATGGTCGTTAACAAAAATAGAAGTTCTCCATTCTATATATTCATCATGACCACGTTCAAATCTTTCAGATTTTCTTTTTCCATCATATTTTATTTTATTTTTAGATTGAAATTCTTCACTTTGAGAATAAAATTCAACACCATACTTGCTTAAACAAGTTTCTCTTATTTTTTCTTTTATTTCTTCAGAAGCAAATGGATTTTCTGTTCCAAATTTTTCTAAATTTGTCTTCTTTATCTTATTTTTAATTTTTTTAGTTTTAAAAACACACTCTTCTCCGTATCTCTCTAAATTTGTTTTCTTTAATTTATTTCGTGTAGATTCTAAAGAAAGAGGAGATCTAACGCCATATTTTTCCATATAACCTTCTTGTACTTTTAAAATATTGCAATCTAAACAAGCATCTTTTTTTCCAGAATAAGAGTTATAATCTGCCCATCGTATATTATATATTTTTCCACAAAAATCACATTTTATTTTAATTCTTTCATTACTACTGTTTTTTAAATGAGATATTTTTACAACAAGATCGTTTCCCATTTTTGTATACGTATAACCTAAAGATTCATAATACTTCTTAGTTTTACTATTCCATTTTGTTTTTACGAACTTTTGTAAAACCAAACATCTCATTCCTTTCTATAAAAAAGATATCGCTGTCTCTTGGATAATTTATATTCTATTTCTAGGTTCATTATCTATGCTCTGCGCGTGTTAATTCTTTTAAAAACCAACTTCCGCTCTGATTGGCGTTTCAGCTTTCCAGATTTTTACAGCGATTTATTACCGCAAAGTCACCAATGCGGAGGACAAGCAATTCATCCCAGCTTGTGCTATATCAAGCACTAAATAATCAGAACAAAAATCATAAAACACCTGCTTTATTCTTTTTGACTGAGTAACAGTATTTTCTCCCAAATGAGATTCCATATAAGAAATCTCTCTATTATAACCGACCACAGTTGGAAATAAACGAATGCACGTTATAATAGTATTGTCGTTTTCATTTGACTTTCTAGTTGCAACGTCAACACAAACTATTCTCAATTCTCCATCTGTCTTTTTAATATCATATGGATTTTTCTTTTGGTTATAATTATCCATTCGTTGCGGATAAAACGCTCGTTTTATATCACGAACTTTTTCAAACATAGATAACTTAAAATAAGCATCACTGTTTTCACCAAACGGAATATTTTGATATTCTTCTTGAAATGTAATTAAGTCCATTGTTGCTTTTTCGCGTTCTATTGTACTTTCTGTTTTAATTCTATGATGTAGCGCTATTAAATAATCAAAAGCAATAAACCCTACTTTTTTCCCTAAAAGCATAGACTTAATTACTTTTCTAGTTTCATCATACCACCATAACCCCTTATGATATGCAGAAGAAATTAAAATTTCTTTTGGTTCTTCTGGGTCTATATTTGACCACTCTGGTAAATTCATAAACGGAGCTTGTCTAGCAATAGCAAATGGTTTAACAATTGAATCATAATTATTTTTATCCATCAACCGAAATTCTTCTCCAATAGTCATAGTTGCCCTATGTCCACGCCCACTATCTTTACACGCAACAACTAATATTTGACTCGTATTTTTAAACCTACAAAGCCTATTATTTGAGTTATTATATAAACAATCTACTTCTCTTCGTAGGTTCGGATATTCCATTAAAGCTTCAATTTTTCCCATAATAATAGATGCCATTTTTTGTGTCGCACTAACAAGAACAATTTCTGAATGCGGATATAAAACACCAATAGCACAAGCATATACACCAATTAACCAAGATTTAGCACTAGCTCGACTTGCTATCGAAATAAAATAATCGCAGATGTGCATAAAATAAATCCATAAAACCTGATAAGGATACAAATTTATTTTAAAATAATGTTGAATAAATCTGTGTACGTTTCTTCTATAAAATGTTATCCAATCTATCTTTCTATTTTTCCAATCTTGTGAAGCGTTATTTTTTGCAATACGACCATTTTGTACATTTATATAAAATCTTATTTTATCATTCATCTATATCACCGTCTGGCATATTATCAAGTATAGAGTCAAAATCTCTACTACCAGTAACAAAGTTTTTTAGCGGACGAATAATATATTTTTTAATATATCCCTGCAATCCATCTATATCTTTAAACTTCTTTTGATTATCAAACCATTCAGCTGGACTATAATCTTCTATTTCTTTTACCCATTCTCCAAAAGAATCTTTTTCATTAGAACCATTATTCCCACTTTCTTTTTTAATAAATTTTGCGTTTCTAATCATATCTTGTAATGACTTTCTATCTTCTTTTAAATCGTCATCTTTATTTGCACGTTTTTTTCTCATTTGTAATTTAAGTATTACAATTTCATGAAGCAAAAGTTCCTCCGCTTCATTTGTGACTTCATTTCTTTCTTTCCAAAGAGAAGCTTCTTTATCCATGAATTCATAATCTTTTAATTCAAATCCTTCTCCCCATTCAAATATATATTTTTCTGGTATTTCTTCTTCAAAAGTTTCTTTTGTATCAAAATTAACCTGTGGAGATTTATAATCTTCAATTTCTAAAAGTAATTTAGAATTTTTAGATTTTAACTCATCTATATCTTTTTCGTACTTAGATTTTAAATTTCCCAATTCGATTTCTTTTTCCACTGTATATTTTTCTAACTTTTTAATTGCAACTTCCGCATCATTTTCAAAAACTAAAATTTGTTTTTCAAAAGACTTAACAGATTTTTGTAAGTTAACACATTCATCTGTCTTATCTTTTAATTGTCTTTCTACGTTTGCAAGATTTTGTTTTGAAATAGAAAGTTCAGAAGAAATTCTATCTATTTCAGATTGCAGTTTAATCCTCAATCCTTCTTTTCTTGCAACCTCTTGATCGCTTGATATTTTTAAAGTAGCAAATTGCGTTTCAGCAGAAGTTAATCTACTTTGTAGCTTCACATTATCTGCCTTTAACACTTCGCTTTCTTTTAATAAAGCAACTTTTGAAATTTCTAAATCATGTATCTGACTGTTTAAGTTTATAATATCTTCTTCTGCTCTATTGTACTTAAACTTAACATCAGGAGAAACATTTTCCCTAGATTCAAATAACTTATTAAAAATTTCTGAATCAAGAAACGAATCTCCAGCGTTCTTCCCTGTATTTGAATTTAAAAATGATATATAAATTGCAGGAAATGAAGATTCTTCGGTTGAACCTCTAGTTGCAAAAGAATTCATACTCATTTCAAAAATTACATCGGAAAAAGCCATATCTAACACGGCGCAAGTTCGTATCATTGCTTCTTTTCTGCTATTAGTTTCGTTATACAACACTAAATAATTTTCAACCGCACAATCTTTACATATCGGTAATCTTTTATTATAAGAATACTTTTTATTTCTAGATCGATAGAATCTATCTGGTAATAAACTTTTACCACACTGTGTGCAATTTGTTTTATTGTTGTTTGCCAACCAAAGACCTCCTTTCTAACTTTTTTTTAATCAAAAAAGCCTTGGCAACAGCCAAGACTAAATTTTATTATAATAATTCGCTTTTTCTTTTCGCCAAACGACTAATTTACAAACGGTTTAACGATAACCGATAAGGTGGCTCATTGTGCGCCATGTAAACTAACGACACATTTCATTGCCAAGACCGATAAAACGTATATTTTATAACACTTTTAACCCAATTATGTTACGCTTTATAAACGTCAAAAATGCCTTACCCTTACAATGTGTCCAACTCGCAATTTTCGAGTTCTACATCCCTTATAAATCAACGGGTCTAGAACCCCTAAAGCGTAACATCGACCATTATATTTTTATAATTTTCAATATTGTTCTTTCTATATTCTTTTTCCCTTTTTCTAGCAGCATCTTTAATGGCTATATTTTTACAAGAAGAACAATATTTCTGTCTTCCTCCAGTTGGAGTATATAATTTGTTACACATGACACATCTTTTTCTCTTCTTGTTTTCTTTTGTGTTAACCGTTGTAGGCTTTCTTTTTCGCTTCGGAACCACACTGTTATAAACCTCACAAATACTCTTTTTATTCTCTGCGTGGCTATAGACTGAATCCATGGCGACACAATGACAATCAAAAAGACCACAAGAATCTTTTATTTTCGTCTGTGGGTCGTCAAACCTATAAGGGCATCTGTTTTGAACATTTTCATTTATTTCTTTTTGAAGTTTTTCTATCTTTTTTTCGTCCATCTTTTTATTCTCCTACTATAAAATCCTATTTTATCTATACAATGTCGTCAATGTCGCTCACAACTATATCGCATACACCGTTTTTCAAACAATACGTTGCATCTAATTCCCAGTCATTTGCTTTTTTCTTATTTAGTATTTTTGGTTCAATATTAGTTTTTGACAAAATAAACTCTTTCATCTTCTTTAAAATCTTTTTATAAGATTCTGTA